GTCCCCATAGACAGGCGGAAGGCGCAACGGATAGGGGGGGTATCAGTAACGGCCCCTTGCTGCTGTTGCTTTTTCCGGGTGCTGCTTGTTATGGCAGCCCTCACACAGGCTTACTAAATTTTTATCTTCGTAAGCCAGCTCCGGGTACTCATCTGCGTGTTTGATATGATGCACCGTTGTAGCCTGTACCGCCTTTCCGTACCTCTTGCAGTGCTGGCACATATATCCGTCACGCCTTAATATCTGTTGGCGCTTCCTCCGCCACCTGGGAGAATTATAATCAAATACAATGTTCATTACCCGCCCTGTCCCTCCCGGTGTCTACTATGCCGGGCTACCAATATTGTTACCAAACCGTGGTTATCCGCTTAGTGCCTGTCTTGTTCCCGCACAGCAGGAGCGTCTGCGGCTGCTCATGGTCGCTCTCGCTGCTGGGCAGCAGCATCTTCCGGGCTGCGTAGCCTCCGTACTGCTGCCATGCGGTACAGCTAACCACTACCAGCTGCTTGGTACGGATAACATTGTTGTTACTGTCCACCACGATCTTTTTGGGCTTACTGATGGTGCCTTTGTGGGTATGGCCAACAATCAGAGCGTCAATGCCCTCTATGGTGTAGCCGAAGCGCTCATTGCGGTTGACCGTTGCACCGGTGTAAATGCTGCCACCAGAGCCATGGGTAACAGCCATCGTATAGCTGGTGATAGGGATATCTCTTGTTACCCTGCGCCCAATCTCCAGCTTGAGGAATGCTATGTCCTCGGCGTAGTAGTCCTCCATGTCCAGCTTGCACATGATATCGCCCATAATGTCTTGGTCGGTGTCCCTGGCTGTCCTCGCTTCGTGGTTACCGGATACCGCGCAGAGTATCTTATCCTTGATGGGCGTTAGCATTTCCACCATCATCTTTTTCTGCTCCCGCGGGCGGATATAATCCTCAAAGGGGCTTCCCACCGCGTTCCGGGTATTGTTGTTGATGAGATCGCCGCCAAGGATGATATAAGCATCCTCCCGCTCTACCCGGCGGCAGAATGCTTGCCAGCCCTCTTTATCGTGTAGGATGCTGCCCAAATGCACATCAGATACCGGATACACCTTGATGGTGTCGCTCTGCGGGATTTTGCGGACTATTAAATCCATAGGTATCCCCTCCTTTATGGCATAAAGAAAGAGAGCGCCTTTCGGTACTCTCTGATTGCTTTTTTGTAAGGCAGACTATTGCGAACTTGCGGTCTGCCAGCGCGGCACCTTTTTTACGAAGGTCATGTATCTTCGGCCGATGGGATAACGGGGCATCGGCGCCCCCGTAAGAAGGAGGTAAAACATGAAGGTGGAGCACCCGATAGGGCTTGAACCTATAACCCGCTGCTTACAAGGCAGCCGCTCTACCATTGAGCTACGGGAGCAGATCGCCGGGATTAGGGGCCCGGCTCCCCACCAGGAGGAATGTCAAGGGAAGTCTGTGTTTTACCACGATATAAGTATACACTATGTAAGGCGTTATTTTGTCCCGAATTTGTCCCAAGTTTTACAGCTCGGTCACACCGTATCGGCAAATAGCGTATCTCTTTAGTGCCTCGTCCATCCTGCGGTACAGCTCCGACCTGCTGATGTGCAGCTCGTCACATAATCTATCGATGGCATTGTACTCACGCCGCATGACGGCCACCTCAAGTATCCTGCGCTGCTGGTCGGTCAGGACAGACAGGCCACGGTCCATCTGCCGCACTTGCCACTTAACCAGCTCATGGTTGACGGTGAGGTTGTCCCTATTGCAGATGGCGTTTATTATGCGCTCCTCGACGGTCGAGCCTCCTCCCTGTACAGGCGTGGCATCCATTGTTGGTGACCTGATGCCCTCCATCCTTGTGGTCAGCGTATCGATCTCGTCCTGCAGGCTGTCGATGGCCATGAGCTTTTCGTAATACCTGCCAAGCTCCCACTTACAGGTCTTTTTGTAGTCAATCATGTGGTTCCTCCTTTCTTTCGCCGTAGGAGCAGAAATCGTCCTCGTGCATCTGCGCACAAAGTATATTCGGCTGCCCCGGTGTGCCATCTCTGTACTTGCAGTCCTTGCATCTGACCACCGGCACTGCATCTACAATTGGCATATCATGCAATACGCAGATTGCTTTAGCCCATGTTCTGCGGTCTTTGTCTTTCCCGTTTGCCGCTGCTATTGTCATTGCTTTATCCAGCGCTTTCCGGTCAATGTATTCAGCCATTGTCAGTCCTCCTCACAGTAAAATCTGGAAATATTGTCCATACGCCAACGAACTGTGTCTGAAATCGTGGAGCATAAATATCCTTCTTCCATATATACGAATTGCACTCCATAGAAAACTTGCGGATTCGTGAATGACCCGAATTGCTTTTTCATGTGTTCCTCAAACTTGTACTTGAATACAATTTTCAGTTTCATTTCATCGCCTCCAGTGCTTTCTCCGCCTCCTCGCGGGTCAGGAATACGGTCTTACCAATGCTTGTTCCATCGTTACGCAAACGGTACGCACAATACCTATCAGGCATACGATTACAAGTTGACATACATAAATTGTCCTCGTCCGTGCACACCGTTCTGATGTCCGGCGGTTCAAGCTCCATTTCTCGCGGCACACTGTCTCGTCCGATTACCCATAGTTTTTCGCCCACCTTGCACGGCAGCACTACCACGCGCTCGTCCTTGTCTGCCTCTGCCAGTTCGCGCAGTCGGGTATAACTGCAAATACTCTCCAAATCAGCAAGCCGCATCAGCTTCAGTGCGATCTCGTCTGCCTTATCTTTCGGCAGGACTTCCTCCGGTGTCAGCCCCGTGTCCTCGTAGGCTTTCAGCCGCTCCCACACTTTACGCTGGGAGCACGCGCCGTTATACGGGCACGGAATCTCCCGGCATTGCGCGATGTCGCAGAAGTTCCCCTCAAATGTCATTCGTTCCATCACTCCACCTCCCGTTTCAGTTCGTCATGCAGCTCTCTGAACCGCTTGTTCCACTCCCTTAACACGAAGAAACAGTACACGCCCAACACGATCCATAGACCACTGGCGATGTTTTGCAACAAATTTTCCATCACTCTACCTCCTGCATCCAGAACTCGCGTTGGCAGACCGCGCATTGCGGGCATGTTGGGGAGGCGCAGCCACCAGTTTTGTTTCTATAAGCGGCGGAGACTGCACCCGGGCATATCGATATGGCACCGTCTTTAGTCAGCTCCGCCTCCGGCCACTGCTCCAGAAACTCGCTCTGCCGCGTCTTGCGTGGATGCGCAGCAGACCAATCCTCGACTTCCTTTACCACATCCTCGGCGCTGGAACCCTTGTTGAATAAGGTATACTTCGGGACCTCCCCTGTCACAGCAAACATTCTTCTGCGCTCCTCGACAAACTTCACAGCATCCATGTTATCCCTCCTTTACCGACAAAGTGTCGTTTTTAACCACGCCTTTGTTTTCGTCCATTTCCTCGTACCGGCACACGCCAGGATGGTTTACTACGGGGCAAAAATCTGCAACCACCGGGCAATCGCCGTTTACACAGATTTCATCTTGCAGCCACTTGCACATCATTTCTCCTCTTTCTCCGGCAAAAGTCTGTCTGTCAGCACATCAGCGATTGTGTACATAATCTCGTCACGCTCTAACTGCGGGAAATTATACTCGTCGATAATTTGCTCTACACGCTTCTTGATAAGCGGTCTAGCTGCTCGACATTCCTCCTCCATGATGTCGTAGGCTATGCTATTTTGGCGCTCCCATGCGTCAGCTTTCCGAAACACACTATAAGATGACAGGCTTTCGATAATCTGTTGGGTTTTTTGCGCTATCGTTTTTTTGCAATAGTTGTCCTCGCCTAAGTGCGTGTCTACCATCGCAGCTACTTCCGCATAAGAAATGTTGGCGATAATATCGTTTACATTAAGTTTGCGCATATCCTCTCTGATTTTCTGATACAGCGCGTCTTTGCAGATTTCCTTGATCTCTTCAGGGTTCAGATAATCTTTAATCTCAATATCCATCATTCTACCTCCTTAGCCATCAGCAAATCCTTGTAGTCCAGCAGCAGCGCCCATATCTGCTCCGCATCGTCATGGTCGAGGGTGACTGCCCCCTCTGCGTCAACCAACGCAGCCAGCCGGTCTATGTCCCGGATTACTGCGTAGTAGTCCTTTACGGTCATTTCCTCACCCTCCAAAATTCTCAAGATAATAATTCTTCCCGTCCTGCCAACCCTTGTAATAGGCTGCCTGCTCCAGGCGTTCCCGTTCCTCTGCTGTGATCTCCGCCTGGGCCACTTCATCCAAATGATTCCACCTTTCTGCCGAAATAGCCGATAGAACCATTATGCAGAAAGCAGCTAAGATTATCGTAACTGCCGCTGCCGTCCAGTTCCTCATAACGAATCCCTCCTAAATCCGAAGAATGTCTTTATTTGCGGCAGGGTCTCCAGCCTATGGCCATCTACCGTTATCAGCGCTGCGTAGCCCCGGCCTATCCAGCCATCGTGCCAAATCTCCCGGGCTTCGAAGTAATCAACGCCCTCCCGGCGCTCTGTTGTTTTTCCGCAAACCCTTATCTCGATGTCGATTTTCCCATCCCGGCGCTTTATCCAATTCTTGGGGCGCTTATACTTACCGGATGCCGCCGCATCCTTGTAGCATTGCTTGGAGCAGTACTTTTGTCCCTGCTGTCCGAAATAGTCCTTCCCGCAGTATTCGCATTTCTTCGGCTCGGCTTTTTTCATACTGCTTTTGCGGGCCCGGATGCTGTCCATGGCCTTTTGACACTCCTTGCAATACAGCTGCCGGGGGTTGGTGCTGCCTATTGGCCCTCCGCATCTCTTACAGGGCCGGTTGGGGCCTCTCTTTATTCCATAGCGAGACAAGATTTGGGCCACATAGCCGTAATCAAGATCAAGAATTAAGGAAATCTCCCTGTTGGTCTTGCCCTCCCGAACCAGCTGCTCCAGGAACTCCGGGTCGTTTGAATTAGAACGGCCGATTTTGGCGTTAGGAGACGCTTTATCGTATGACATCATAACTCACCGCCTTTTCCTGCTCGGCCATCTCTGCGCGCATTTTTATGGCTTTGGTGGCAGCGTTCCAGCGCTTGATAAATTCCTCGGCACTTTGTCCCTCAAAAACCGGATTCTCCCGCTCTATTTCCGTTCCGTGTTTACCCATTGTGTTACCTCCTCTATGTCAATTTCTGTTCTTGGGTTTTTGGGGTCATATCCACCCCTTAGCCGCAGCTCCACATGGTCAAAGCTATCATCGGCGATTACTCCTCGGTGTACCAGACCGTCCATCAGCATCTTGCCGTTGTAGTTGTCGGGGTCGTGCCTGTGCCTGGTTGGAAAGTAGTAGGTGATGGTCACCACCGCCTTGCCCATTGGTTTGCACTTGGGGCAGTATGCAACAAACAGCTGCAGCCAGCGCTGCTTTTCCGCTCGGTAGTCCCAGGTATTTGCCCGACCAGCGTACTTGTTCAGCGATGGCGGGATTTCGGGAATCGTGATTTTCATGCTTCCTCCGGGAACCTTAACTTCGTTACAGCCATCGGGAATTTCTCGATCTCGCTTGCCCATCTTGCCGTTCCTTTCCCATGGATGCTTTCCCAGCACAGCGGGAAACCTCCTATTCCGTCAAACAAACTGCCAAGTGTCGCTTTTCCCGGCAAATGTTCGGCCATCCGACAGAACATCCAGTGCCAAAACGGAAGTGCAATAGAATTTCCAAGTGCCTTGTACCTCGGAGAGTCTGCCTGTTTGTGCGTTCTGCCCTCCTCGTCTACCCACTCTCCGATATCTGTCCATCCGTCTGGAAACCCTTGTAACCGTTCGCACTCCAACGGGGTCAGACGGCGTACCACCATGTTCTGCACCGGGTATGTCTCCGAATCCCACCTGTAATCGCAGTTGGCTTTTGCTTTTAGCGTGTGTGCAACATCCGGTACAGCCGCTCCGCATACCAGCATATCGTTATAGGCATCCTGCCCGTTATAGCTCCCTGCGTGTGCTCCAGGCGATAAAGTCCCGGTGGTTTTCTGGTATGTCAGCGGGATTTGACGGTTCATATCCAGCACGGCGCACGGTACATGGGCGTTGGCGTTCAGCGTGTGACAGGGTTTCCCAAAATCAGGGATACTCCCATTCTGCTTGCTGGTGATCTGCGTAGTATCAAACGCCATGACCGCCGGTTTGTTCCCCCCGCACTCTGCGTTCAGCGTAGGAGCCTGTTCCTCTGCGTAACCAATACTTCGTGCCTTTTCGCTGTTTCCCAGCTTAAATCCAGCACATACTCCGTGCCGGTCTGTTGCATCCAGCGTGTAACTCTTATCTTCTTGATACCATTTGCCATTTTGCGCTGTGTCACGGTCAACGGCGTTGCCTTTAAGGCATATCACCGATCCGGTGTCTTTGCCTGCTCTACCAGCACCGCTTTCAGCACCGGCGGCAGGGTCTTCCCCCGCCGCTCCGCTCTCCGCAGGATGCCCTGACACGCTTTGCCGGTTAAACAATATTTCCCATGCGGTGTCGCCTCCAAAATCTGCGACAACCGAGATTCTACGGCGGCGTTGGGGGACTCCCCAGTATTGAGCATCATGAGTTCTCCAAGCGACAGACCACCCATCACCGTCAATGGCTCCTGCCTTTGTCCATTTCCCCTCAAATCGAGGTACAGAAACGGTAGGCTCTGCGATGTGGATAATTTCCTCCAGCACGGACTGGAAGTCTTCCCCCCCGTTGCTGCTGAATGCACCGGGTACATTTTCCCAAACGAGAAACCGAGGTCTGACCATGTCACCTGCTCTTCCATTTCTCCTGTCACGCTCTCTCATCTCCTTTACGATTCTGACCTGTTCCATGAAAAGTCCGCTTCTTTCACCGGCAAGCCCTGCTCGCTTCCCTGCGATGGAAAGGTCCTGGCATGGGCTTCCTCCTGTAATACAGTCAACAGGTTCGATCTCTGCTCCGTTTATCTTGCATATATCTCCCAAGTGTTTCACGCATTCTCCTCCATCGTCCGCTGCGCCAGCGCTATGTCATAGCTGGGCAGCTGCTTTACCTCTGCCATACCGGCCAGCTTTGCCCGGATATCCGCAGGCAGGGCTTGCATTTTGCGCTCGCTCTCCTGCCTTGCCCGGTAGCTGCGCATAAAGTTGGACTGCACCACGCTCTGCACTGTCCCGGTGTCCATGCTGGCCCATTCCCGCAGCTGGGAGGGGTGTCCTACCAACCGTTGTAGGTTCTCCGGCAGGGCTGCAAACTCTTTCTCGCTGTTGTAGCCGCTGTTCCGCAGGGCCTTTGTAATCAGCGCCCATGCTTCCCCCTCGGAGAGTTCCGCCGGTCTGCTGATCTCACCAATAGCGGCTATGATAGCCCCAATGTGTGGAGGGAAGCCCTTGCGGTCGCTGACAATGTGGGACTTAACCGCCGCTGCCACAAGGTTAGCCGGATAATCGGCCAGCATCTCCGCCCACAGATTTACCACCGCTTCGGCATCCTGCCGCTTCATGTCTCGGTAGTACGCAGGGTAAGCGGCCTTGAGGATGGACATAACAGCCAGTGTTTCAGTACGGTTCATATTGTCCCTCCTCCTGTAGCATCTGCAAAAATACATTGTCGGTCCCATCAGCAGACTTGTCGCCTTTCAACGGGTAAACATCCTGCCAGCAGCGCTTAACGCTCTGATCGAGAATAAGTCCCTTGGTATGGTTGTCCCCCGGTGCCAGCCGTTCCAGCTCATTCAGGATCATCTTTGCGGCCCGATCAGTGAGGGGCTTTTTGATTTTCTTGCGCATCTCACAAAAGCCGTTCCAGTTCTCCATCAAGGCTTCCGGGACATCCACACGCCCCCTTGGGGGGGTAGGGGGGGGATTACTTCCGGAGGAAGTATTTCCTTCTCTTTCTCCTTTTCCTTCTCCTTTTCCTTGGGGGGCGTTCGGTACCGTTCGGGGGCGTTCGGTACCGTTCGGTACCGATTGGCGGCATTCGGTGGCGTTCGCTTTTGTGCCGTTTTCGCGGTTCGTCCTACATCTCTCTGCGTACTTTTCGTTATCTCTGTCGATTTGCTCGCAGATAAAGTCAAAAGCGATTCCTTCTCTGCCCTGAAGATTGATAAGCTGCTCTCCAGCACTGTATTGAAGCAGCGCCTTAAAGAGCCTCCCGCACTCTGCGTCAGATAGGTTTCGTATGGACTTCAGATAACTGTGGTACGCACAGAAGTATTCCTTCGCCATTCCTCCTCACCTCCTGTCAGAACGGGAGGTCGTTCTCGCCCTCGACTTCTTCAAATCCGCCCTGCTCGCTCTCTGCGGGCTTTTCCTCTGCCTTGCCGGTAGATTTGCTGCCGCCGAAAAGAGCTTCCTCTGCGATAACCTCTGTTGCTGTGCGCTTATTGCCGTTCTTGTCCTCGTAGTTGCGAACTTCGATGCGCCCCACAATGGTGATAAGATCGCCCTTGCCAAACCACTGGTTTACGAATTCGGCGGTCTTGCCCCATGCTACGATGGGTACGAAGTCAGTCTTTTCTCGGTCACGGTTGCGGTCTACGGCGATGGTAAAGCCGCACACGCTCTTGCCGCTGTTGGTCTGCTTCAGTTCGGGGGCTTTCGTCAGCCGCCCATTAAGGATTGCTTTGTTCAGCATTCTGTTTCCTCCAAATAGTTCGTGTAGAATTCCTCCCGGAACATCGGGATCGTGAAATCGTAGTTGTCGATACAGGCTTGCTCGCCGATCTTGTGGAGCCAGTCCATCACCTCGGCACAGCTGTGTGCGTGTGTTAGGTGGCACGGCGTGTGGCACAGGGACACCCACAGCCCCATGCGCTTGCTTTTGCTCCGCATTGCGTTGCCGAAAATCTCGTGACGGTCGAGCTTTACGCCGGAGCGCTGGCAGAGGAAGCACTTGGAGGTGTCGGCCTGTACGATGCTCGGAGCGTAACCGTTTCGGTCAAGCTCTGCGCCCCATTCGTTTTTCATTTGCCCCATTCCTCCTTTAGCAAGGCCAGCTCGGCCGGAGTGGCAACATCTATCCCTTGCTCTTTGCAGTCTGCGATGACGGCATCCAGCAGCCGGGACATCTGTTTGGTATTGTAGGTGCTGCTGCCGTAGTACAGCCGGATCACCAGATGGTCACCGTCTGGCTCGTAGTCTACCTGTTCCGTTACCCAGCCAGTACCGAGCATTTCCCACGCTGTCCGGACGGTCTTGGCGGCTTCCGGCTCGATATTGTGCACATCCTTCCAGATGCCGACCTCCTTAATGTACTTCTGGTACAGTTCCTCCTTAGTCAGAGGGGCCGCCTGGGTGGAGAGGGTAAAGGCAAGATCATCAAGGAGCGCCCACAGGTACGAGTTGGCCGAAAGGCTCCTGCGCTCGTGGTGCTCCTTTAGTTCGGCGGCGTACATCTTTCCGGGCTTCATCTCATCAAGGAAAGCCTGGGCGGCTGCGGCATCTTTGGTATACAGGGTGATGCCGTAGCCGTTCCGGTCTCTTGTCCAGTCGGCAGAATCAAACCGGAGCCTTGTTTTCATTCCTCTTTTCGGCCTCCTTTGCGGCTTTCATACACGGACCGCACAAATGCCGTCCGAACATTTTCTCGGTGTATGGGACAATCTCCCGGACATACCATGTAGACCCGTCTCGTTTGGTGATTGGGACGATTGGTTTCCCGCAGTCAGCGCAGATTTCCGTGATGTCCTCTCCGGCATCGCCCGGTTGACCAAAACTAAATACGATGTTGCCGTTTTTGTCCGCGACCGTCAGATATGTAATCTGTTCGCCGTTTACTTCCATCTCCGCTACCGTGAACCGCGCAAACTTGTCATTGCTATCTGCAGGCTCATATTTTCCGTTGGCGTTCTTTTGCGTCCTCATCGGGACAACAATGTTGATTTTGGTGTAGAGTTCGCGGCCGATCCCCCAATTAAAGCAGGCGCGCTTAAAACTGTCGGAGCTTTCGCCCTTTTCCTTTTCGGTGTAGCTTTCGGTTCCGCAATCTGCTTTCCATGCCCATCCGTCATCCGTTTTGATACCGACACGGCAGAAAAGGTTCCCCTTGCATTCGTAATGCTCCCGCTGCCAGTTTTCAGCGCCAACCGTCTCGTCCAGAATGCGCATGTCGCATCGCGCGTCCTTGTAGCATAGGAGCACAGCCCCTCTCGAAGTATAGCGGTCAACCCGCAGGTCAACCTCGTCCGCTCGCAGCGGTCTGAATTTAACCATGTTATCCTCCTTATTCAAAGTACCTGTCAGCATCCGCATCGCTGGCGTCAAACCGCTTAACACAGTTTTCACAGCCAATGACCATTCCGTCCTTAATGTAAATGGTCTCTTTGATCTCGCAGCCGCACTCCGGGCAGATGTGCGGCTTATCATCGTAGTTATCCACCCAGCTCGGGATTGGCCTATCCGGGATAGCGTATGGGTTCATGCTTCCACGACCTCCCCATTTTCCAGTTTGTAAAATACCCCGGGTTTTATGGCCTCACCATCTACCTTTACCGCTCGCACCTCTTTAATTGGGTAAGTATCACCGTTCCAGCCACCCCTCTCGGTTAGGACGAGCCAGCATCCAATGGCGCCGGATGCCTTACTATCAACTCCGGTGACGATTGCAATAGACTCCTTTCCATCAACGGTTGCAGCGCTATAGTTGCCGGTGTTGGTGGCTGCGCTATAGTAGCCGGTGTTGGTGGCTGCGCTACGGTTGCCGGTGTTGGTGGCTGCGCTATAGTAGCCGGTGTTGGTGGCTGCGCTATAGTTGCCGGTGTTGGTGGCTGCGCTATAGTTGCCGGTGTTGGTGGCTGCGCTATAGTAGCCGGTGTTGGTGGCTGCGCTACGGTCGCCGGTGTTGGTGGCTGCGCTACGGTTGCCGGTGTTGGTGGCCGCGCTATAGTAGCCGGTGTTGGTGGCTGCGCTACGGTTGCCGGTCTGCTTTTTGCTGCTCTCGGTTTTTTCTTTTATGTACTCGACCGCAGCTTTTACGATGCCTGCAATCCCGATCTCCGCCCGGAGCTTTATTTTCGTTCCGGCTCGCTTGCTGTCGCCTTCTGCTTTTTCGTCCGTCACACCATCAAGGTCAGCTACGAAAAATCGACTGTCGGCCGGGGCGTAATGGGCGAACACATCCAGCGGGTACTCGCATCCATGGAAACCTTTGTCGCACAGTTTCGCTTCCTCCTCCACATATTCTTTGCCAAGATCGAATTGGAAGCCTCGGCACTTCATGTCCTTATCGGTTCCCTTGTAGACGATCACTTGACATCCCTCCCCTTATCGTGTATAGTTGTGGTGGTGGTTGGGTCTCCGTCTCTGACGGGGGCCTTTCTTTTTTTGTACTCCTCCTGCTGGCGGCGGATACAGCGCAGAACCCATGCTGTGAAGTTGCAGTAACCCATTTCGATAAGCTGCTGACGGAACTCCGCCATATTCACATAACCCAAGGGAATACGCACAGACAGCTTATAGTTTGCTTCCCGCTTCCTGCCGGGCTTGTCCGCTATCAGCGCTTCCGCTTCGGCAGTACGCCGGATGCCATAATACTCCGGCCGTTTGCACATACTGTCCAGCGGCTTGGTGTAACCGGGGAACTTCTCCCGGATAACTGCTATCCTCTCGTTCTGCTCCATGGCCTTACCTCACCAGCAGCAGGATAGCCGCTGCTGCGAAGATGGCTCCCATTCCGAGGACTACGGTCAAGGCTTCCTGCAGCCACTCCTTTTTACTCATCTTCCTGTACCTCCTTTTGCGGAAGCTCCGGCAGGAATGCCCACCACTGGGCTTCGATAGCGGTCTCCACATTATCTTCGCTGACATTGAACATCTGATGCTTGGTGCTGAATGGCAAGGTAGCGTATCTTCCCGGACTTGTCTGGCACAGGTAAAGGCCGTCCTTGCTGGGTACGATCTCATCCGAGTTAAACCACCGGATAAAGGTGTTGGTTGTTGCTTCCATGTTGTTCCTCCTTCTTTTCCACCCCGTTTGGCGGGAAAAACTTCTTGACATCTTTTATTGGAATAAATAATGCATCGCAGACCTTATAGACTTCCTCCAATGTCCACGGGGTCTTGCAAATCATTCTGTCGCTGATCTGCTGGCGGCTCATACCGGTGCGCTTCCCAAGGCTTGTCTGGTCGTGGCCAAGTTCCAGCATCAGCGCTCGCAGCCTGCGGTAGGTATCAACTTTCCTTGACATTGCTATCCCTCCCTTCATGTGGTAAACTATGGTTGAGGTGATATTATGAGCGAAAAACTTGATGTTTCGTATTCTTTGACCGAAGAAGAAAAGAGAATATTTCGCAAATTCAAGCGAAGCAACAGCGCCAAATTGACAAAATCTGAATTTCAAACTATGCTCCGGTCAAAGCTGGTAGATGGCGGTTTCGGCGGCGAATACTACTGGTTTAGCAATGGCTCCTTTGATGAGGGAGTTGCTTGCCTATCGGAAAACGGTTTGCGCGTTAAAGCCGCCATGCGGGCCGAGAAGAAGTTAAGCGTCCGGTATTGGATTACAACAGGAGTTGCAATCGCCGGTTTCCTGCTTGCCGTCCTGTCTCTCCTCATGCAACATGGGATAATATCACTACTGCCGCTATGATGATGGAGAGAACGCCACACAAAACCGTGATGATCTGCGGTGGCCTGGTCTTAAATAGGTATGCTTTCCAGCTGGTATCGCCGTAGACCTCGATAAGGTATTTTTCAAATTCATCGTTTCTCATGTCATGCCAGTCTTTCATTGTCCTCCTCCTTTTCCTTGATAAGCTCGTCCAGCGCTCGGCGTAGTTTCTCCTCCGCAACAGGGGCTTCACGGTCTGCGTTCAGCAATTGGCTTACATACTTCTCATGCAGCTTCGCCTGATGCGCCACGGCCTTGATCGTAAATCCTGCGTTGTGTATTTCGCCGATTAGCTTGCCTGTCCATTGTGCGGGCATACAAAATTTGACCCTCCCTTCCTTATATAGTTGACTTTGGTAAGGGGATGGGGTAAAATATAAGTGCCACCCAATATAAATACCCCGACACCCCAAGGCAAGAGTTAACCGAAGTTAATTCTATATGCCCATTGTACTTAACTATAGTTAATTTGTCAATGCATATCGTTAACTTCGGTAAACTTCTCCGTTCTGCACAATATCGGAGGGAGATTTTTGGTATGTTTTACGATAACTATTGTGTACTATGTGAGATGAAGAAGGTTACGCCAACAAAAGCCGCAAAGGCCGTAGGGTTAAGCGCAGCAGCTCCGACCAAATGGAAAAAGACAGGAGCAAGCCCATCCGCTGAAACCTTGCAGAAACTTGCGGCGTACTTCGGCATCACCGTTGACGAGCTTTTGGGCAAAGAAAAACAGCCCACCGAAGGTGAGCTGCATCCTGCCAATAAAAAACTTATGGAGCTTTCCAGGACTCTTTCGCCGGAGGAAGCCGAGAAAGTATATAAGGCCATTTCGCTGCTATTAGAGAAATAGCTCTTTCGCATTGTTCAGGTGTCATTTGTAAAATAAGCTGCTCTAACGCCGTGTTCCAGTTCATTGGTGTTCCTCCTCTTTTGTCGATTATTGTCAAATAAAAATCCTTCCAAATTCAGCATGTATTTGGTACAATTCAATTGTAACAAATTGCATGACAAATATATACTGACAAATGTTGCGGTTTCGGCGTCAAATTTGTCATGTTTTCCGGACAAAAGTGACCGGTAACAAAAAACAGGAGATGAGTTTGTGAATTTTGACGAAGATAAGAATTGGGAAAACTTTTTGCTGGAGGTGGCCGAAAAACGGCAGGAACAGGGAATAACCCATAAGGACTTGGCCGACAATGCCGGAACGGTTGAGAGGACGATCTCCCGGCTGCTTTCGGAGCCGACCAAAAACCCAAGCCTTTTTCTCGTTGCTTCCGTCTGCCAAGCGCTGCACATATCTCTCGACAAGCATTTCGTGAAGGAAGTCTATACCAAAACAGACAGCCAGAGCAGCGAAGAAATGGTCGAGATGCTGAAAGAGCAGGTGCGCCAGCGTCGGAAGCTGTCCAAAACACTTTTCGCAGTTATTTTTGTTCTGCTGGCGATGATGATTTTATACCTCGTCCTAATCGATGCAAATAACCTTAACTACGGTTTAATTCGGGATTAAGAACAGATGTTCTTTCCAAATATAATCGTACACCGTAAAGTGTACAATAATCAGTACTGGAAGGAGAGAGGTCATGAAAAAGATATTTTCTTGTTTGTTGGCAACCGCAATTGTGATTTTGCTTGTAGCGTGTGGAAAAGATGCAACAGATGAAAAAATAAAAGAGGTGGCGCAACAAATAGGACTTACATCAACAAGCGTCAAAACAGTGGACGGTGTAAAGACTATCGTTGAGGATAGCTATTACTATGTGAATTTTGACATAGAAAACGGTGAGGTAAAAAAGGTGTATTGTGGAGACTATGTTTTTTATAAGGACGGAGAGGTAAAAAGCAAGTTTTATGACAAGCTGCTTTCCGTTGAGGATATGGTTGATTATCAAAGCAAGGTAGAGGATATTGTACTTGCTGCCCTCACCAGCCCGGATACTGCGAAATTTCCCGGCAGTGGATTAACGCCACTCGAAGGCTGGTTTTTTATCCGCACAGGAAACGCTGTTAAAGTTGAAACATATGTTGATGCTCAAAATGGTTTAGGAGTTTCCACGAGAAATAATGTCGTTGCTATATACAGAGATGGCGAGTGCGCCAAACTCCAGATAGGAAGCACAGATATAATTGGATAAAAAAATACCGCCCCCGGCAACGAGGGCGGTTGTCTATCAGGAGGGGAGAAATGAAAGAAAGGACAAATACGGCAAAGTGGCTTGAGAAGCAGAACCGCTGGCAGATCGCCGTCCAGAAAGATGGAGTAAGAAAAACATTTACAAGCAGCCGACCGGGAAGGGAAGGGCAGAGGGAAGCGAACCGAAAAGCAGATGACTGGCTGGCATCAGGCATCTGCGGGACGAAGCTGCACCTATCGGAGCTGCACGAAAGTTATATGGAGCAGCTTAAAATTCGGACTTCGCAATCGAATTGGCGGCCGCAGGAAAGCCGCTGGAAAACATGGATTGACCCAAGGATAGGCCACCTAAAGGCAGATGCACTTTGCGATGGGATTTTGCAAAAGGTTATCGACTATGCATACAATAACGGGAAATTGTCGAAGAAGTATCTGCAAAGCATCCGTGCTGACATGGTTTCTTTCTGCAAATATCTGCGGAAAATGAAAGTAACCGGCTTTGCCCCGGAAGACATAACAATTCCAAAGGGAGCCCCCGTTGGCGTTCGCAACATTTTGCAGCCAGAGGACATTGTAACGCTTTTCTCCGTTGATACGACGATCTACAAGGGTAAATTGGTAAAAGATCCATATATAAATGCTTATCGCCTTGAGGTTTTGACCGGACTGCGGCCGGGGGAATTGCGCGGTATCATGCGAAACGATTTCAAACAGGGCAGATTGGAGGTAAGGCGGTCGATAAACGAGGATAACGAAATCACTACAGGCAAAAATGAAAATGCGATACGCAGCGTTTATTTGGGCGAAATCGCAGAGGCGATTGTAAAAGATCAAGCATCCAAGTCAAACGGCCTGTATCTATTCCAAATGCCGACAACGGAAACCTATCGGAAGTTTTTCCAAAGATATTGCAAAGCAAACGGAATTCCGAAAACGACACCATACGAGCTGCGACACACTTTCGTTTCTCTTGCACAGTCCCTCCCGGAGGGATGGGTAAAGCAATTGGTCGGCCACTCAAAAAGCATGGACACATTCGGGGTTTACGGCCACGCTGTATCGGGGATGGATCGGCAAATAACCAGCGCACTCGATGGCGTGTTTATATCAATTCTTGGGCGGCAAGAAAAAAAGTGAGTTATTTTGTGAGTTTTTTTGCAAAAGAAAAAAGCCAGTAACCCTCATGGTTACTGGCTTTCTCGTTGGTGCGGAAGATGGGACTTGAACCCACACGCAAAATTATGTTATTGCAGTAAAGTGTAGGAATCAAGCGGTTTTTCCGGCTTTCATTCCGCTGAAAAAAGCATGAAAAACTCACTTTCGGAACAGAAGTGAGTTGCAAAGTGAGTTATTTTGCCACCGTATCGTACTGCTCCACAGCGGCTAAAATTCTCCCACGCAGCGCCTGCGCGCTGGCGTGTTCGGTTCTGTAGTTCTCTTTGATTTCTTCCAGCTCGGCGGCCAGCTTATCATAATCGCTCGGCGCCTGTGTATCGTCATTGAGATACTGCCGCACCAACGCCAAAAACGCGCTCCAGTGCGGTCTGATATAGACGGGGCAATCTTTCCTTGCGTACCAGTCATGGTGCTGATAGACTGCGGTTTCATCCAAACCGTGCCGTTTTAGAACAGCAGCGCAAAGTCTTGCACCGTTATCTTCGGCAATCCGGTTATACTCGGCATCAATGCCATCCATGATGATCTCGATGGCGATAGTAGTGCTGTTGCCGGGGCCATAGTTTCCATCAGCAGCGTGCCAGCCGACCTCGCTTTCGTCAAGGTTCTGCCATGCTTCGTTCTCGTCCACATAGTAGTGGACACGAACGGACCCCATATTGCAGTTTGGGTAGGTCGCGCGGGTGTACTGCTCCGCCATTGTGGTTCCTTTCGGGATTTTGATCCTACCTGTATTATGGATCGTGACGCCTTTAATCGCAGAAAGCGGACGATTGGCCTTATAGGTCGTTCCCTTTCGGTAGGTGTAACCACCTTCCTTAACATCACGGTTCCACACCGCAGAATCCGGGATTATCTTCTCACAGATTTTTACGCCGTTATCATAGCGTACATTATCGGGAGAGAGGAAAGCCATTAGGCTTCCCCCTTTCCTTCGGCATCCAAAATAGCCGCATCAGTGTGTTTGACCATGCCGGTGGTGGCTGCGTCATATGTACCATTAGCAGCCAAAGCGACAATAACAGCGTTCAGCAGGCACAGCACCACGCCCTGTACCGTCAGAGCAGAGCCGTTAAAGGCTTCGGCTCCTATGAGGATGGCCACAGAGATGATGTAAGCAAGCAGCTGGGTGTTGATGTTCTTGAGGGGGGTCTGCTTGAGGAACTGGGTAATGATTGTGACCATCATTACAGCGCCTGCGTAAGTACCAAGGGAAGTCCAAGTTACAAATTCGTTCATGGTTAAGCTCCTTTCTTCTGCTCAAGGTTGGTTACTCTTTTATTGAGGGACTTTGTCTGTTCCTCCAAGATGGGGATTCTCTCCGCAAAGCCGTTGTGCCGTCTTACCTCTCTCGTAAGCTCGTCCAGCTTCTCGTTGGTCACGGCTCGCTCAATATCAGCCTTGTTGTCACGCTCTATGTTGCTTTTGTTGTTGGTGATAACAACCGCTGCTACAGAAGCAATTCCTGTGATTATCGCCACAATTACGCTCGGCTCCATAGGCTTACACCTCCGTATAGGTCGTTTCTACCAGCGTCGTCAGCTCGCTGTACTCGCCCTCTGTGATGCGGTTACAAGCAAAGAACACATCCAGCTTTCCCTGTGCTTCCGCAGCAGTCTTGTAAAACTTCTTTTCAATTAGCTTTTTCATCATCTTATACATTGTTAATTACCTCCAAATCTTCTTGGTATTTTTCTTCTACTGCGTCAGCGATTAACTGGAGCATTTCGTTCATCTCTGATTTCGCCTTGGAGAATTCATCGCCGCCATTCATTGGCTCAACAATAGCGCCTTCAAAGATAGTATCTTCAGGCACTTTACCAACAATATATTCGGATTCCTCTGCAAAACAAGGAACATAGCACCCATTTAGAGCTTTCTTCACATATACCAAGGTGTCGGAATAGTATTCCTTGCCTTCTGCCTTGATTTTATACATTGTCACACCTCCAGTATCATGGATTTAATTCTGTTCAGCTCCTCAATCGAAGCATTGAAAAAATCATAGTTCCACAACCAATAGTCATCGTGTTCGGGTCGTTTGTATTTCAGCAAGGATAAATCTCCCCAAATCCTATCCCATCGGTCTTGGTACTTTCCATCTTTGCGGTTATTCAGCAGTTTAATTATTTCTGCTGTCAGCATCCCACGCTCCAAGCCTTTTCCATCATCATTCCTTGCGAAATAATCATAGGCATTTTGGCTTTTGATATAGCAAATGGGATTTCCGCAGTAGTTTATTATATTGTCGGCTTCATCAAGCTTTGTGCCATACGGAATATTTACTTCACCACACAAGGCGTTTTGTTTAAAACGATTAAAACAAATGTAGTCCATAGGTTATACCTTAAAACATGGAGAGACGCCATACAAATAGATGGCGCCGCTATGATAGACGCTACCGTCGGTGTAGACATAACAGAAATAGTTGGAGCTGCCGTAACTGGGAGAACGCTCCCACCAATTGGCAGCAGCTTCAACAGAGGTATGCCGATACTTTACCTTACTGTTTCCCGCAGAATAATAGGCATACTGTTTAAGATAGTTAGACTCCTGCGTGGAAGCATACTCACTTGTCCCGAATATTTCATATTCAGCAAGCAGGAAAACTTCATCCTTTGTTGCTGTTAATTCAACATTGCCATTGCCCGGTGCAGTAAAAATATTTCCAGTTTTGATAACTGCTTGAAGGTCAGCAGGAAACGAAGCTTTGATAAGCGGCATAATATTCTTTCTCATTAAACACGCCTCCCACCCCCCGGCGGCTGTGTATCCATTGTTCATGTTAAACCATGTTCCACTTGTTTTGGTGCTGTTATAACCGCTATCCGTTAAGCATACAGGCGTACCGTTCTTTGTTGCCTTAAAACCTTGGAACGCAATACCATTACCTTCACGCTCTGCGTTATGGTTAAAACCTATAATAAATACCCAAGCAGAATAATTTGTAAGTGTAAGTCCATCGGAAACCTTTCCGTTCATGGTGATTTGTTTGCAGTCACCGATAGCCCAGAAGTTTGCACCTGCGCCAGCGTCAGACACCTGCTTAATTGTTGCCCAGCTTGTATCGTTCAGCTCTTGTATGGTTATTAAAGAAATATCGACTGTGGCAGGAACGCTGATTTCCTGTGGAATAGATACCTGCGCACCACTTGTTGCTGAAACCGTCCATTTGCCCTCCTGCGGGATTTTAAGCCGAGCCTGACCACCAACAGAAACGCCTGTCACAGTCTTACTGCCAAGGGTAGCGGTAACGGTTGCCCCGTCAACGACATTTGCCACGAGCTCAAGGCCGCCACCACCTGCAATGATTGGGTTACCGTAAATTATGCTCATTTTATTGTCCTCCTTAATAAGTCATAATCTTTGTGATTTGTAGGCTCATCGCCGCAGGAGCCGCACCAGCTGCGTATATCTTTACCGTTCCGTTTTCATTTGCCGCCACCATCGAGGTAACACCAGCATCTGCGAGTGCTGCCAGCTGGTCAATAGTTGGATTGAGGTTGACTTGGAGACCGGCGGCTTGGCCCGTAAGTATCGTTTGATAATACGGGCCGCTGCCGCTCCATGAAGAACTTAAAGAAACGGTTTGCGTGGTGATTTTCTGCTGGTAGTCGGCGGTTCCTGTCGCCCTTGTGCCGTCTGCCTTGTAAAAGGCCTCACCGGCCACAACAGCACTTTCCTCGGCGGTCGTATCGGAAATATCAATGAGGGTGTTTCCGTAGAACTCCACCTTGTTTACCGCCATTCAAATCACGCTCCAATCGTTACTGTCTGACCTCCTGCGGGGTTATCGGCATAAGCAATCGGCACTCCGTTTACGACTACCTCAGAAAGGAAGTCATAGCCATCATCGGGGAGGACGCTAAACTGTGCTTTGGCCGGGGTTACGGTCTTTTTCTGGCCCTTGGTCAACTCACCGGCGTAATCACCTGTTACGCCAAGGATGGACACACCGGATTTAATGTTACCGGCAATGATTTTTGCGGCTTCGGTGCTGTCGATGACTGCAGAGCCGGAGCCATCGTGATAACCGGCCGGGATTGCTACCGGGGATTTATCTACAATGGAAAGGGTTACAGCGCCCTTGTTCGGCATGGTGCCGGTCACTTTAGCGCCGTCCACATAGGCGGTTTTGCCATTAAGGATTTCCGCAGCGGTAGCGGTTGCATCGGAAGTATCGGCATCATACGGACAGGTGCCGGTAATGGGAGCGCCGGTCTTGTCGTGTGCTGTCTTGCCTTTAAGCAGGCTCGCAGCATCAACTGTATCGCCGGTCAAATCCATGAGGGTTTCGCCATAAAAGATTATTTTGGAATTGTACTTAGTGTCAGCCATTTTTAGCCTCCTATAGTTACAGTCTTGCCCCCGGAGGGGTTATCTACGATTTGTTTTGGCACCGCCATAAAGGTCATATTGTCTTTCATCATCTTTTCTTTTGTCAGAAGAAGCTGGTCGGTAACTGCTGGAGCAACAGTGTACTCACCTTTATACACTTCCGCAGCTACACCAACAACATTGCCAAATGCAACCGGGAAAATAGATGTCGGGGACGCAAAAGCGGTTTGAAACTGGTTTTCAGAGGATTGGAATGTAGTCTGAAAAATCATTTTGTATCACCGCCCGCGATATCATCCAAAAGGCCATCTTTAAGGACATCTGCTACAGATACATTGAGGATATTGGAGTTAAGCCGCGCATTGCCAATACCAACACGCAGCTGTATTTGCACCTGCGGGTTTGGTTTGAAAAGTGAAGTTTCCTCCTCTGTAAGAGTACAGGAAACGGTTTTATCTCCCAGCGTGCAATCCTCAAGGTCTTTTACAAGTACGACATTGCCGCCCTGCTTGTAGATAACGGCCATCATTGAGATGGTTCCGGTATCAAACGGGACGGTAAAAATGTGGGTTGGGGTTGTGTATCTTCCGACGAGGCTCACCCTTTCACCACCTCCGAAATTGCTACCTGTAAGGTAATATCCGCGGTCGGCTTGTCGCCCAAGGCATAGGCCGTAATAGTGCCGTTGTCGTTCGCTACATAGATAGCGCCGGTTCCGCTATCAACCATGGTGTTGTAGGCGGCGGTGTCGATCTGGATATCCACCTTGCTATTGGCAGTAGTCCCAAGGCCGGTTACCGTCTGGCTGTAGGGACTTTCGGAGCCGAGCCAAGATGCCGCAGGAAGCGAAAGCTGCTTAATAACAACCGCCCGGTTTATCTTGTACTCCATCTTTCCGATGGCCTGCGTTACCGTGTCTGTTGTGGTTACATTCTGCCGGGAGGTTGCCTGCTTGTAGCCGGGAATTTTGATTTGGCTGCCGGTGTAATCGCCGGTTTGCGGTGTCACCGCTCCGGTGCGGCCGTTAAAGCTCGCAACAGTACCGGGGCTGATGGTGTGCGCTACATACTGCAAATCGGAGATCATTGTGGGCTGGGCTGTGTAAGTGGCTATCGGCAGCTGGTACACAGTACCGCTTGCATTGATATCCTCCTGCACCAGCGCCGGAAGCGGGTCTTGCGCCTGTGTCACGAAAGAAATCGGTGCTTCGGTGTTTGCCATGTCAATTTGGATAAGCAATCGACCGGGGACAGAGCCGCTGGTCGGAAGCGTCGCATTGATCGTTTGGGCTTCCACAACAAAGTTTCGACCGAGGATTATACCACGGCCATCGGAAACATTGATGATGTTACCGCCCTGTGTAGTTACCTCAACGCCAGTAAAGATGCCGCTGTCGTTGATAATGTGGTTGTACAGATATGCATCATCCGTCGGTGTGACGATAGATGCGTTATACTGGAGCAGCGTTATCATGCGTTTGCCCTCCTTTCAAGGATTAAAATTTTGGTAAGGTCGGCACGGACAACGCCGAAGGTCATTTTTGTAACATCCTGCGACCTTGCATAGCCGGTAAGGATAGATTTGTAACTGCTGTCACCATCAATGACCAAAACCTCTGTGCCGATGGCCATCGAGGTATCAAGTACGCCGCAGTCGTTTCGGGCAGTCAGCTCGATCATGTTGTCGTACTTTTGTGGGCTTAAAACCTCGTAAGCCTTTTTGTATGCAGCAGATTCAAAATTGATATCCGTTTCCAAAAATTGCGCCGCAAAAAACACAGGTGTAATTCTGTCCGTGTTATTTGTGTCGACCTTGCCGTTAGGATGCAGATAGTAGGTTATGTGTTGCGATTCATCGGCCTTGTTGTAGATGGTTACCTTGTTCAGCTGGCCTGTACTGTCACCGATGATGATGTTTTTATCCACGATGGCCTGTAGATTTGTTTCGATTACCGCCGTTTCGCTGACCTTGCCCACCTTAACAGAGATCGTCTTTTTCTGCGGGTCAAAGCTCATGTTGACAGCTACGCCGTAAACCGTCAGAGATTTCGTGATGATTTCGTAAAAGCTGTGGATGTTGTCCTTTAGGTTGAGCGCCCCGGTCGTTTCGGAGGTCGTTTCCACCGTCATACCGGATATGTTTTGCAAAGCATCTCCCGAAGAAACAAAGTTATCTCGGATGATCGAAGCAATAAAAGGCTCGATCTTTGCAGAGGTCGTGCGGTCGAAATATACCTCTGCGTCAAAAAGCGACATAAGAGGCTGCGCCGATATCGTTACGCCCGTTTTATCTGTTTCCACATCGTCAACGATCCCCTGATAAGCTACATTCCCGTTTTGGTCTGTGACGCTTATAAAGTCGCCCTTTTTTGCATCCAGCTTTACAGCCCGGAGAGTAGTTTTTTCTACGGTCAGGTAGTCAAACTGTATCTCCGGGATTTCAATCGGAGCAAAACTTCGGAATGTGAAATCCCTTGCGAATACTTCACACTTAAACAGAGTATGCAAGTTTCTCCACCTCCACATATGCTACGATATCCGATGTGCCGTCGTGCGAAAATGTCAAAGTGCTTTCTCCCGGCGGAGCATAGATAAATCTTCCGGTCGAAAAGTCGCTGGACTGGTACAGGTTTTGGATGTATGTCCCGTCGAGCGCATACTCTGCGATCTCCATTGTTGCAGGGTCAGCATCAACAACGAGTTTGTGCCCGTCAGGGATTGTTGCGGTTACTTTTCCGACCGCTACACGGGTACCGGCCTTGATAAGCGCCCAAGCCGGGTTGACGACCGGGCCGAAGATTTGCAGCTTGCAAGGAGATGCCAAATCCCCGTTTCTTATTTTTGCAGTTCCTGTTGCTGTTTCTGCGTAATAATAAGGATAAGTATAGCTATACCTTTTAATCCCTTGGTCTGGCGCTTGACTTTGTGTTACCTTAACAGCTTCGTGCCAAGTCCCGAAGCAGAGGAATGTAACCGGTACTGCCAAATAGCCGGATTTCAGCTCCGACTTATCCGCAGACTGCACTTCACACTTGATTTTGTACCATGTGTCCAGCGGGGAATACATCAGGTAAAGCGGGCCTTTTGTCACGAACGAAATAAACGCCTGATACCGGGAATAGTCGAAGAATATCATTTCGCCTGTCACGGCATACTGGTTAAGGAATTCATCCGATACCAGCCATGCGCTTCCGGCTTGGATGGTGGAGTAGGTTTTGCCAAAGCCTAATCCACCCGGCGCATTGAAGTACGCCGTTTTGTCCATCAAATCCCATTCGGCGCCGACACCGTTCTTGAGCTTAAATTTTCTCATCAGTAAGCCCTCCCAAGCGCACGGTTGACCGCCTGTACCAAGTTCCTTGCGGCAGCTTCACCGGCTGCGTTATCGTAGCCGTTAAATGTATTGTTCATTTCGATGGTGATGCCGCCACGGTCGTTTCCGTTCAGCGGCATAACATGGGCGCGGCCACCGGCCATGGTAAGCAGCTCCGGCCCGGCTTCGCCGACGATGGCGCTGCCGGAGGACAAAACTCCGCCCTTGGCAAGATAAGCAATTTTTCCGATGGTCGGAATATTAAATCCGAGGGACTTACCGCCCAAAACAGGAACCCAGTCAGGGACATCAAAGTGGATCTTATTCAGACCGTTTATCATCCAGTTGATTGCGTCAATGACCATGTTGATTAGTGCAATGATGCCGTTAAGGGGCGCTTTTGCAATGTCAACAAGCGCCGTAAAGATTCCATTAAAGATTTCCTGCACACCTTTCCATGCTCTTTCCCAATCTCCAGTAAAAACGCCACGAACAAAATCGATAATACCGTCAAAAACGGCCTTTATGGAATCCCAAATGGATTTTACTGTTGAGAAGAAGAAATTCAAGATTTCCCCCAATACTCCAAACGATTCCGACCAATCCGTCGTAAATACGCCCTGCAAGAAATCATCCACACGCTGGAGGATGGCCTGTATCTCGTCGCCCTTTGTTGCAATCAGCGCAACAAGTCCTACAATGGCGGAAATAATCAGAACGATCGGGTTGGCTATCAAAAAATTAACAGCTGTCGTTATGCCCGTTACAATTCCAGGGATTACAGTTCCCGTTATGAATGTGAACGCAGATGACACAGCGCTCATAACGGCTGGGATAGCTGTTTCTGTAATAAAACCTATTGCCGCCCCAATTCCGCTTGAAATTCCCTCTACAACGGTTGTAATAATCGGCCCCATTTTAGTTGCCGCTTCAATAAGGGCAGGTATTACCGTGCCTGTCAGCTTGCTCATCGCTCCGGCTATGCCTGATATGATTCCAGCAACAGGAGAGATTGCCGCAATAAGACCGCCGACAATAAGGATCGTCTTTTTGACCCCATCGTCGAGGTTTGAAAACCAATCGATTGCATTTTGAAGCCCTGCGACGATTTTATTGATAATCGGCAGCAGGATATCACCGATGGAAATCGCCAAGTTATTGAGCCCGTTTCGGAGTATTTTCATCTGGCTTTCGGTCGTTGCGTATCTTTTGCTTGCCTCGTTGGAGAGGGCGATATTTTCGTCCCATGCAGTATTTGCGGTTGTAACAGCATCGTCCAATACATCGGACGCAAGGGCTAACGCGCGAAGCATATTAGACTGGCGAATCCCGGAGAGCCCCAATTTATCCAATACGGCGATTGTGTCCTCTCCATTTTCGTTCATCTTCCCAAGCCCGCCGATGAAAGCACTGATTGCGTCTATCGGTTCATTGCCCCACATATCTGCGAATTCAGAAGCAGATACACCAGCGATCTTTGCGAATGTTTCAAGATCATCACCGCCAGCAGACACAGCCTTGCTTATTGCGGTAAGTGTCTGCGTCATTGCTGTTCCGCCAGCTTCTGCTTCAATACCGACAGAAGACATGGCAGTAGACAGAGCAAGGATATCCTGTTCGGACAACCCGGCAACTGTACCAGCAGACGCAAGGCGTGTAGCCATCTCAACAATATCGCGCTCTGTTGTGGCAAAGTTATTACCAAGGTCAACGATGGTACTGCCGAGTTTGGAGTATTCATCAGCGGTCGTTCCGGTAATGTTGGCAAATTTGGCAAGTGCAGAGGCAGCTTCATCAGCGGAAAGGTTTGTTGCTTCGCCCAAGTCGATCATAACGCGGGTAAAGTCAAGGACATCATCGGTGGCAATACCCAACTGTCCAGCAGCTTCCGCAACCGCCGCAATCTCCGTAGTGGACGCAGGAATTTCTTCTGCCATGTCCAATATGCCCTGCCGGAGTGCCGCAAGCTGCTCTGTAGTGCCGTCTACTGTTTTTTCAACGCCAGCAAAGGCGCTTTCAAATTCTACAGCCGCTTTTGTGGCTGCCACTCCTGCTCCTGCAAAGGCCAAAGATGCCGGTGCAAACTTCTTTGCAATGTTCCCGGACTTTTCTGCTATTTCGCCGGTAACCGCTGAAACCTGTGCAAGTGCCGCACGGCTCTTGGATGCTTCTGCCTGTAGGTCTTTCAGCTTTAGTTCGGCGCTGGTCAGTTCCCGGACTAACTCACGGTATTGTTTTTGGTTGATCTCCGTGCCGTCCGCCATTTCCTGATCCGCTTTCTTTTTGGCGTTTCGGAGGCTTTCAACCTTGTTTTCTGTATTTTTGATTTGTTCCCCGAGCAATTGCTCCTTTTGTTTGAGCAGGTCAATATTAGTCGGGTCGAGTTTCAGCAGGCGATTGACTTTATTAAGCTCCGATTGTGTCCCACGGATTTCGCTGTTCAGCGAGCTGATCGCTTTCGACAATCCCTTTGTATCGCCGCCGATTTCAACAACGATGCCTTTAACATTTTCAGCCAATCTTACCACCTCCTGCGAAGAAATCACGCAAGCCGCCGGGTCTGCCCTTTATGGCATACTGTTCTGCGTCGTTGGACTTTTCGATCATCAAATCATAGACCATTCCGCAGGTCATGTCCTCCAGCGCTTCGTCGGATAACCCGAGTTCAGCGCAGCGGAGCATAAAGGTTGACCCGGTAGGCTCACGCACGGTTTGTTTTATTTTTTTTTTGGAACAGCGGTAGTCTTGTTGTTAAGGCTCCAAAGTTCCAAAATGGCAGGCAGCACTTTATAGATGGAAAACATCTCAAACTGTTCCAGCCACTCGTCAACATTGTCCGGGATGGACCCGTCATATTGCCGAGCCATGATAAAAGCGACATCCTCAAAGATTTCAAGATCGCTTACGGAAAAAGATCCGTCCTCGGATGTCGCTGCCGTTTGTAGCTTTTGAAGGTCACGCACAATGTCCCGACCCACTTTGTGGCGGTAAATTCGTGGGGTAAGCGCATTAGCGCATAACCCTACGCTTTTTCCGTCGATCTCGATTACTTTGTTCATTTCAGCCTCCAGTCGCCGGGGTAAATACGGCATTGTACCAGCCGTTCACGGTCGCCTCCGGGGTCTCCGCCGTGGTGTAGGCAAGAGAGTTGCCGTTTGCCAGCGGGGAAGCGGTGATGCTGACGGTCTGCGTCTGCGGCTCTACGCTCTCGGTCGTGGTGTTCAGCTCACGGGTAGGCCGAGTGCAGGTGCAGTTGTAAAGAACAAACTTCGTCCCGTTCACATCGCCCTCCTCTTGGAACAGCAGGGCGAAGGACTTGGGCTGAATGTTCGCATTCTCGATCATCACCTTGCTGGTGGTGTCAAGAGTGTAACCGAAAACATCCTTGAGGAATGCCTCGGGGAAAACGGCGACTTCGAGATCGCCGGTGTAGCCGCTGTTCGCCACGGCTACGAAATACTGAATGTTGTCCGCATAAAACGGGGTGGTATCGCCGGAAGGCTCCAAAGACAGGCTAACTGCGCCGGGGATGGCTACGGGAGTGCCGTAGGTGTTATTTTCCCCGTCGAGGATAGCGTAATGGACATTCGAGATACCGAATTTAACTTTATCAGCCATTTTTACACCTCGATTTCATAAACTACTTGGTTACATTGTTGATCCTCAATGTAACTTTCGGACTTTTGCCAAAACAGAGAGGACAAAGCCTGTTCGACTTTGCCCTCTGCTGTTAGGTCTTTATCTTTTGTGTAAAGCTCAACCTGTATATGGTTGATGTGGTGATATACCACATTGTCAGCGCCAAAATTATTGGAGTAGGAGACGCGATAGAGGATATACGGTAACTTTTGCGGCTTATTGAAGTAACCGTAACCTACGGGCATCCTCGTCCGTTTTAACAGGGAATTGACCTCTTGCAGTGTCATCCTTTCTTAATCACCACCTTTACACGGGTTAATAGTTTCTGCTCTGCCTTTTGCTCCGCTGGGCCGATGTGGGGGAATGGGCGGGCAGAGCCTTTTGCGGTTCCGCCTGGGCCTGCGTGACCATGTTCCAGCAAGTGGGTGAGCTGGTAATCCGTTTTGTTGAAAATTCGCATACGGATATCGCTGTAGCTCTCATATGCGACCTTGTCACGCCAACCGGCCTTATAATCGCCGGTCTGTACCGGGCTGCCGGTCACAATGTTTTGGCGGCATTCCTTTGCCACCTGCCGAACCTCTTTTTTTACGCCATCCGTAACGGCCTGGTCATAGTTTTTCAGTTCGGACAGGATTGCCGTTGCCAACTCATCCGGTCTAACCGTTTTCGACATCGTTGCCCACCTTTTCCTCAAGGTACAACTCTATTTCATCGCTGCCTGTTGCAAAATAGGTGCGATAAATGGAATAGCGTGTGCCGCGCCACTCGGCTAATTTCTGCCCAGCATAGTTGGCGATAGGAGTAACCGCCACAAGGGACGGCTGCAAGCCGTTTTGACCGGCGGAATAGAACTCCGCCCGTGTAGCGGACTGCAGCCGCGCCCAGACCTGTGTTGTGGTTTCTGTGGCAATCTGTACCCCGATATCGTTCTGCTCAAAGGTTTGTGAGATCAATGTAATGAGATCATCCAAATCAATCACCCACCTTTTGCTCAAACAGCCGGTTGTTGAGTGCCCACCGGAGCATCCGGGGCATTGCTACGACCTTTTCCCGGCGTTGCCGGTAAAGGTAGGCGGCGTACATCTCCACCAGCATAGCATCACCGGTGCTGGTGGAAAGTACGATTCCCTCGGTAGCGATATACTCCTTGGCAGACGCGATCAACGCCGACAGGTAATCGTCAAGCGCTGTTGTAGAAAGTTGCAAATCAACCTTCAAGATCACGAGGATATCAGCGTCTGTCATGCTTTAACCCCCTTTTAGGAAGCCTTGGTTACATTGACTGTGTAAACAACAGTCTCGTTGCCATTCTTGACAGTAACGGTCAGAGGATGGGCAGCGCCATCAGCCAGCCAGGTAACAGAGCCGCCGTTCTTCACATTGGCGTTGTTGTAGGCAATAGCGACCTGCGCACCGGCAACCTCGGTAGTGGCGTTTACTGCAGCAGTCGCAGCGGAAGCGGTAGCGGTGTAGCTCAGCACATCGCCATCAAAAGCAGGGCTGAGGGACAGGTTTCCAACGGTCAGAGCGGACAGCTTGGCGTTGTTGGCGGTATCAGCCGCAAAGGTCATGGAGGTGGTTACGGAAGCGCCGTTAATGTTGATCGCCACAAAAGCGCCGGGGATAACGGGCATACCGTCAGCGCGCTCTTTGCCGCGGAATACGGTGTTGTCCTGAATAAACTGAACCTCGCGGGATGCTTCGATGGTCATGCCGGAGCGCTGCGCCCACAGGTACAGGTCGCCATAGCCGCCAACGATGTCGCCATCGGGGATAAATTCGAGGATTTCCACATCACCGCCGATGATGGGCATGGTCATACCGTCAAAGGTGACATACCGGCCCAAAGCGGTAGCAAGGATCGCCTTGGACTGCAGAGTAGCCAGGGTCTTGCTATTCATAGCCCAGAAGCGCTCGCCGCGGGAATAGCGGGTGAAGGTGTTACCAGCAGCAACAGCCAGCGCAGCCCAGAAAGCCTCGCCGGTGGAAGCGGTGGGAATGGTGATAATGTTGGAGGTGTGCAGGTCAACCCAAGCAGGAGCATTGGCCGGGTAATCGCTGGGTTTGCTCTCCTGCGCCAGACGCGTCACAATACCGAGAGGCATCTTCTGACCAGCGCCCTTGCCGTACAGGATGGCCTTATCCTTGGCAAGGCCGATAGCCTCGGAAAGCATCTCGACGATCCAGGAGGCGAGGTTTACATCGTTATCCTCCAGTAGGGAATTACAAACAGGAACATAACCGGCAACCTTGAAGCCGTCAAGAGTGATCTGGTTAAAGCTGAAGGTCAGCTCATTGATGGCACCACACATTTCAGTCCAAACGGCCTCGGGGACAGTACCGGCAATGGTCTGACGGGCTTCGCCATTGACATTGCGGATGCGGACCCGACGCATCAGTTTGGAGTAGCGATACATATTCTCGGCAATGAGGTCGAGGAATACAACAGGGATGGTCAGCTCACCACCGGTGATATCTCTCTTGCTGCGGGCAGCGTTACGAAGCTCCGTAAAGAAGGTCTGCACATCGGGCTGGGCTACGATAGCGTCACGCTGCTCTTTGGGAAGAGCGTCAAAGGCGCGCACATTCATGGGGAGGGAGCGAATGTTGATGGTATTCATGGTAAAATCATTCCTTTCGTCTTTCTTTTCTGCTTTGGGTTCAGCCTTGGGAGGATCCTTTTCGGCATTTTCCAAATCTTCCTCAAGGCCCTTGATTTCTGCGGACAGTTTTTCTTTTTCGGCGTTGTGGGCATCCTGTTCCTCGGTAAATTTGTTCATGGCGTCCTCAACAGCCTGCTGCTCCTCATCGGTGGTAGCTTCGCCGATTGCTTTTTCGATTTCAGCGGAGCGTGTTGCAAATTCTGCGTCTTTAGCTACCAGTGCCTCAAAAGCTGCTCTTTTCAGTTCCAGCTTTTTGGCAATCATAATGGATTTCAGTGCCATGTCAGCACTCCTTTCTTAGCTTTTTGAGGGCTTCGGCCCTCCATTGGTCGAGCTTGCGCTCGTTGATCTTTTCAAGGTCTTTTTTCCGAGCCTCTACCATGGTGTCCTCGTAGGCCGGGAAGGTAACGACCGATACCTCATACAGTTTGACTTTGCGAATAGTCCACACGGTTGTGCCATCTGGCCGGATTTCGGTTTCCTCGTCAAGGATGTCAAAGCCGAAAGAACATTGGGAAACATCCCCACGCTTTACGCGCTCATAGGCGTTCATGGCATCCTGATCCGCTTGATTAATGAGGATGGACCCCCAAAGGCCCAAATCGTCAACGCGGAGGGTCAGTGTACCAGCTGTTGTTCTGCCAAGCACGATTGTGGTATCATGGTTAACCAGCGCCCGAATATCATCACCGAGGGTACCATCAAAGGCTCCTCGGTCAATGCGCTCGATGGCTTTATCCCACATCCGGTATTCGCCGGTAAAGGTGGCGAAATAGCCCTCAATGTAGAGGTTTCCATCAGCAGCGCGGGTTTTGAAGTCGCCACTGCGGCTGATTGCCTGTCTTGCTCCTACCATTTACTCACCTCCTCCGTTTAGTTTTTTCTGATCGCCAAGGCGGTCCGCGGGAATGTAGTTTTCAAGGGCCAAAAGCTCATCCATTCCCTCGTGCGGAGTAAGCCCAACCCAACTGCGCCACTCGTTCCGTGTCATTGCCATGCGGTCAACCATTTCCGCGCCAGCTTTGATGGTTTCCTCCAAGGAATAGTTGTAGAGGGAACGGACATTGAAGCGGAAAAAGTAATCCGGAGATACGAGCAGCTTTCGGCTAAACTCCTGCTCCAAAATCTGTGCAATCGGCATGATACGGGAAGAAATAAAGTTGTTCCATTCGTCTCGCTTGAACTCGCCAACGCCCAAAACAAAAGGCGGCACGCCAAGAATGGTTGCCACCGTCGTTTTATCCAGTTTTACGAAGTCTGCCAGCGCAAGATCAGATAGAGTAAGGGGCCTTACCTGTTCCACCGAGAATTGCTCGGCAGGAATCAGCCAAGGTTCCCCGGCTTTATTGCTTGCAACAAAATCGCCAAGGAGCTTTGCACGCCCCTCCGGGTCAGAAAACTCGTCCGTCAGCGAATCCACCTTCACGATAAGAGACGGTTTCCATTCACTGGCCATGAAACCATTTTCTGTTTTCGCCGCTTGCTTGAGGTTATTTGCCACATCAGCCAGCGCAATGCTGTACCCAGTGCCTTGCCATGGGTAGTAATTGCTCGGATTTATGGCAAAATGCAGCACATCATTCGGGTCATAGGGTTTCCCAGATATTTCGATGCTATAATACCGTTCCCCATTCGGTACAAATGCTACAAACGCCGCCGGAATCGGGTCAAGCCGCCGGAGCAGCCCCTTCCGGGTCTTTGGGAGCACTACAGCGTTCCCCCGGCCATCCAGCAGCATTGTTTTGATGATCCACTGGATAAAGTTTGACCGACCCATGTAGCTGTTCGGCTCGATATCAACCACACGAGACAGCCCATTTTTAACCCGGATATCTCCACTATCGGTGTTTTGCATCAGATAGATTGTCATACTTCCAATTAAAGACGCAATCCTATCAACAGCGGCACAGATTTCCGGGTTGTGCGCAAGGTCTGTATAGCCGGAACAGGTTAGGTCTTTCCAGCCGGTTCCATCACACAGGCATACAGCGCTCCGCGTTTGGGGCTTATCCCGAGAGCGGAAGCGCTCAAAAAAATTTGCTATGCTCATTTATCACCCCACCATTTCTTTCCTGCTTTAGATTTATCCAAAGCCTCCAAGTACCGCACCGTGGCGAATACGGAGGCATCGAACACATCAATTCGGTTTGTCGGTCTTACCTTGTCGTACTGGATCATGTCGTCTGTCTTTTCGACGGCCGAGACATTCCCAACACAATACTCATATGCTTCGGAATGCATATAGTACAGCGTCCCATTTTTGGCGCTCTGCTCGATATGCCGGAAACCTTCTGATTTCCTGTAAAAATACTGCGGTTGGTCGATAATGTTAAACCCAGCCGATTTCATGCCAATGAAATACTCTCGGCAGAATTTACGGTCATGCCCCACCTGTCGTATTCGGAAACCGCGCTTTCGCATTGTAACAAACCAGTTGACAACATCGGCGTGGTTTACGGTTGGACTGTTGCACATGGTCAAAAGTCCATCATCGGCCCAGCCGAAAAGCGGTATACCATCCTCGTCGGCCTTAACATGAGCCTGCACCACAGGGAACCAAGCGTGACTGATGATGATATCCACGCCTTTGTAATTTCCAAAAAGCGCAGCCGCCGTTAGGTCGTGCATTTTTGAGAGGTCTGCACCACCGTACCAGTCTATTGGGAGCTTGGAAAGCTCGTCCAGCGTCCAGTTGTATTTTTCATCGCTTCGCCGGAATTCGTCGAGGTTGAAATAGGACTTGATAGCCCCGGTATAGACATTGAGAGACTTTGCGAAGAAATCTTTCCGCTGCTGCGGGTCATTCTGCGCCTGCAAGCTATCGTTTAGAATTTCCTCCGGCCGGATGGAAACGCCATAGGCCGGATTGGCCATCTCATGTACCAGAGGATTTGTATAGTCGATATTTCCCTCCTCATCCGGATTGGCGCAGCACATAAAGATAAAATATTGTTCGTCCTTGATGGTGCCATCCAGCACCTTTCGGCAGTATTGCAGCCGCTGCCCAAGAAAGCCCTGTTCGTTATCGCCAGCCGTGGAAATACCTATCAGCAGCTTGTTGGTGTAGGCTTTCATGGCTTCCTTAAAAAGGTTGTACTGCTTAGGCTTGGTAAAAGCGTGGATTTCATCGCAGATCGCAATATTGCAGTTAAGAGAATCCTGCGCATCCGGGTTTGCAGCCAGAGCGCGGATAAAAAACGAGCCGTCTGGAAGCTCTGCCTCCATTGAGTGCTCGTTATTGTTGTCAATGATCTTTACGCCGCCGCCATGCTTCTCGTCCTCGCCCATAAGCCGGATGTTATAATCCAGAAAATTAAAGCTTTCAAGGGACTGCATCAGAGCCGCGGCCGATATGTAGGTTTTGGAACCGCTGCGTCGGTACCACAGGGAAAGCGCCCATGCGAGGGAAGCGGCAAAACTGGTTTTGATGTTCTTTCGAGGGATAAAAATAAGGGCTTCATGAAACCGCACCACATCGGTGCCTTTCAACTTAAACCCAAGAAGATTGTATATGATGAATTTGTGAAACGGCTCCAACAGGAACGGCTTTCCCCGGAGCGGTGTACCGTCCAGCTTTTCCCCCTGCTGGTGGCAGAGGGTCTTTTCGATGATTTGAATACAGAACTCCGGCCCTTTCGGCGCGAAATTGTACTCGTCATTATCGAGGTCAGCAAAGAAACGGTCAACAGCCTGCCGCAATTCCTTGCAAGCAACCTTTCTCCCGTCTCTGATGCTTTCGGCATACTCAAGGACTACGGGCCAGTTCTTACCCTTAATCTGTCTCAAGGCTGGCAAGAGCAGCGGCAAGGCCGCCCTTTTCCTCCTTTTCCTTCACTCCGCCGGTCATTTTGCGGAAACTCGATGGAGTAAGCCCCAATTCGCGCCAGTATGCCAGTGCGCTCTTGTTGAGGTCGTCCCACAGAATCAACAGAGGGTTTTTTACCATGTTTGTGGCGTTCCCTTTGTTGGTATATTCGATGACGGACTTACCGCCGGACTTTTTGAACTCGGCCTTGGTCTTATCCCGCTGTTCCAGTATCTCTGCAAGCGTTTCTACCGCAGATTGATAAGATGGGTCGGCCGTACCGAGTTTTTCCATCTGTTTTTCGATAGTTTCAACCCATTTTTCCTTTGTCATGGCTTCCCCTTTCTCAAAAATATACCGTAGAGTTGGAAAAAGT